CCTACCAATCGGAGGGGGTGCAGGGACTTCGGGCGGTAATTGCGGGCTACCGGCAACGCTTCCTTATCCGAAGATGATAGCAAGTGGGGACTCCGTTCAAGTCTTAGTGAACGCGGCTGCAACCCGAACCGCTGCTGTCTCGGTAGCTTGCACAAATGGCGAGTACCATATCTTTTCAAAAACCGTGTCCGGCTCTGGTGAACAGGAGCTAGTATCAATTCTCGATGGATCTTCGTCGCTCGGTTTGACATTACAGGGAAGAACAATCAGCTCATGGTTTGCTATGCCCGGCGCAAATGACGCCGAAGCAGAATCACCCGTTTATGTTCTCGACGGTTCCGGGGTTCCCATCGGTTCAGTCGCTTTCACTGCCGCTGCGGGCGATTGTGCCGCCACGTTTGAACCGTGCATGATAAACGTTGCATTAAATTCAAGAATGGTGTTCAGGACGGACTCTTAGGCGTGATGGAATGGCCATCAGCAAGAGAGCGAAAGCCCGTCTTAGAATCATGTCTGCAAGCGAAAAAGCAGCGGTCAAGAAGGCTACAAAACTACTTTTTGACTCCGAATTGATGGGTACAAAGCGTATGCGGGAGATCATTAGATGGGCCGAAAAGCGGTGAGCTGATGGGTACTCGTATACAAATGCAAGGAAGCGTTCCCGCCGGAGCTGATGCAACTAAGAATTTCGTTATCGGTTCAGTGCCGGAAGGAAAGAAATTATTCGTTTCTGCTGCGTCTTTCTATGGCGGCGACGCGGGCGAGCGATATGGAATCAATCTCATACCCGCCTCTCAAGCAGTGCAAGACGCTACCGTTAATGCTGATACGGGCGGCATCCAATGGTACTATCCACTAGGCGGCGGAACCCAGACCGTAAATACCCCCCTTAGTATCTTGGCGGCAAACACTAGTAGCGTCAATCCGATACCCGGCCCTTGCACCATAGCGGTTTCAACCGTCACCGCTAGTGCCGCGAAGTTAGTGGTCAATATTCTAGGCATCCTCGAGGATCTGTGATGCTGGTATGCCGAAGGCCAAACCCACATCAACGGTAGTGCATCGAATCGAGCTCCAAACCCGCGAACGGGAAATGCTTGAACAATATCTCGCGGCCTATACTCTGCGTAGTGCGGGTTCATTTGCCGAGGGCATGGGAGCCCGTGAAATTGCGAAGATGATGGACGACCCATTGAAAATAATTCAAGTGGCCTATTCAATCGCTACTATTGCCGAATTGCTTGGCTATGAAACAGGGTGGCCAACGGCGGGAGACTTTAGCCAATGGTATGAAGAATATCAAGCGAAGTCCCGTCAAATGGCGATAGACCGAGAAGAATGCGGCGGTTCAGTGGGAGTCCTCGGTCAAATCCTAGATTCATTGAGGGTTCTGTTCGGAGCTGATGAAGACGTTCTTAGGTCGCGTTGGAATTGTCCCGAACCGGGAGTTGAACCGCCCATCGGTTCAGAATCAAACCCCGGAGCTGTCCCGCAAGAGCAAGAACACCGGCCCGGCCACGATGGAAACAATCCCGGCGGTGGCCCCTTCGGGAGCCCTATTTAGAGGATCCACGTGAGAAAACGTCGTCGCCAAGTAGGGGTTGAAGGCATCTTTTTGCGATTTCTTGTCGACGCCTTCTCTTTGATATGGTCATCTAGGAGTTTATCATGGCGTTCCTTCCAAAATTTACGGGAAGCAAATATTTCCTCCAAACTTTCTTGAGCATCGACCGGGGTAAAATACCATTCAATAGCTTCCGAAATCTTCCTTGATTTCCCTCCAAGTCGGCGAGGATGATTAATTTGGTCAACAATTTCAGCGGCTTCAATTGTGAGTCTGAATGAATGGGTCGCCCCGGATGTCCTACGCTCTTTCATCAGACTCACCCCACTTATCCAACGTCCCCCAATCCTCAATCAAATGATAAAACTTGCATGCCTCAAGAATCTCTCTTGATAGCTCAATTGGAATTCTGATGCGGTCGCTCCATTCTAACCCTTGAGTGCCGGTATCAGAGCCCCGAGGGCTTCGCTCATGGTGACAGTTAGGGTTCTCATTGTAGCAAGGAGGTATTGAAGCCCAACCGGGCAGGACGCCCCATAGGTCGGTTGGCTTCATCCTATCATCGCCGTACGAACAGAACGTCACCGTGCGACGGCCTAACCCTCTGAGGATTGGAAGCTTCCTCAAAAGTCCTCGGGGATTTTCTATCATGAACCCGATTCTAGGCCATAGATTTTCACAGAGGAAACGAGTATGCATGATCCTCAATACCATGTCCTTCGCCTTGCGTGTCCGGGGCTCTGTGTCGGGCAGAAGAAAATGCTCTTGTCCCGCTGCGGCAATTGAAAATACCGAACAATCCGGACTAGCCCAAATGAAATCGAACCGACCGAATGCATCTAGCTCTTGAAGGGTGACGTCAAGAATATCTTTGCAAATCGTCGGGTTCCATTGAGGGTCAATGTCCACAGTGACGACTTCATGTCCCGCATCAGCGAACGCTTGTGTGGCCGACTTAGAACCGCACCATAGGTCAAGGATTCTCATTCGCTTTCCTCCTTTTCCATACGGTCAAGGAGCTCAAACATGTCGGCAGTGATTCGGGCGTATTCAACATCCTCCATGTTGATTCTCATCATGAGGTGTTCCCGGTTGAGATTGTACATTGCGGTTCGGGTGCGAGTAATTGCGCTCATGGATACCACTCCGGGTCGGGGTTGGTGTCTTGAGGGGGCTTCCTAGCCTCTAGGTTGGCCACTTGGGCCTCTAGGGTCTTGATACGCTTCAAAAACCAGCTCTGGTTAGTCTGCATTGCCTTCATCTCTTTCCATATATCGCCGATCCATCGCTCACACTCAATTTCTAAGGCTGCGACTTCCTCAAAATTCCTCATCTCTAAGGCTGCGACCGCCCTATTGCAATATCCTCTGTCATAATATGAATCGTCACCAGCATTGCGTTCTTTGTCTCGGTATTCACTTTCACTTTCAGTTTCGGGTTCGTCTTCTATGTCCATATTACAACCCACACAAGCAACTGCTTATAATATTACCCCTTATCTCACTTCCTAAACTTCATTTTCACTTTTGTTTTAGTATTACGGAGTACAACACCTAACCAGCCCACTTTAGCCACCGGCTATCAAGATTTCCTAATTCTTGGGGGTTCGGCGTAATCCACGCAAGCTCATGCTAACTTTTTAGGTGCGGTTCGTTCTCGGGTCGAGTATGGTTGAAGAATACGGTCTTGATATATTGATTTTAATTGCTCTGTGCGTCGGTTTATGGTTAATCCGAGATATGAAAAATCACTTAGATGAGGCCATTGACGATTTAGACACTAATTTAGCCGCAGCTTTGCAAGCAACCATTGCAAATTTAGCCGGAAACGTCGAACCGCCCAATCCTTTTCATCAATTAATAGCTCAATGGATGCAAAACCAAACCGGGCCGGTTCAGCCAGCGATGGAGATCATTGAGAGGGACTCTAAGGGTTTGTTTTCTAAGAAAGACTAAGAGCGACGGACCCCGAGGGGGGAAAGATGGCGAAGAAGGGAAAGACCACGCGACGCCGTGATAATTCCATTCGACTCCTAAAGGTCGCGGAAGCATATACGTACGCGAATATTGCGACCACGAATATATTTGCAGCAACCGTGCCGCAATTCATAACCGGCGAAGACGACATCTCGCAAGCCGGTTCAATGTACAATCTCACTTCGTATGCTGCGGGCTCGGTTGATGGGTCATCGTGGGGGATTGTTCCAATATCAATTAGGGACATCGCAAAGAATCCACAGCTCGCTTTCGACGCCGCTTCAATAAATCTGAAAAATAATATGTGGTCTATGGTAGGACAAACCGTGACCACCCGGCTCGGATTTAGATTCGGACGCCGACTTTTGAGGCAACCCATTGCCCTACTAAATTCGAGCGTTTTCAAGCCCCTAGCTCTCGGAATTAAGCTCTAAAATGGTGATTAAATGGCGAATGTAAACTGCTATGGGACGATTATCTCAACGGCTCGCGGTGTTGTGCCTCTGCATAACTCAGCAACTACCGAAGCCACACAGGACGAGATTTTCACAGACCCGGATTTTGTAGGATCGGCGCAAGTGTTCGGCACATTCGCCACACAGCAGCATGGAAATTTCGTCGCAGCCCGCGCGGGATTACAGTGTGAAAATGATTTCATATACGCATTTGTGATGAGTGCCGGAAAAATAAAACTCGCCCTACCAATCGGAGGGGGTGCAGGGACTTCGGGCGGTAATTGCGGGCTACCGGCAACGCTTCCTTATCCGAAGATGATAGCAAGTGGGGACTCCGTTCAAGTCTTAGTGAACGCGGCTGCAACCCGAACCGCTGCTGTCTCGGT